TGCAGTATAGCGTATTACCGTTTACAAAATATCATAAACAGCTCCGTGGGCCTTGGGCGCGCGGCACTCCAGCGTGTACTCCACCACCAGCTCGCGCTGCTCGGCGTCACCCGTCTTGGCCAGCTCGATGGTCTGGAACGGCCGCAGGTAAGCGATCGCCAGCTTGTCGGACTGCAGGACGAACACGTCACGCGCGGCCATGAAGCGGTTCGGTACGCACTGCAGCGTGCCGAAGTCGCTCACGTAGAAGTCCACCGAGCTGTACAGCTTCGCGTCCTCGCTCTTGTCAAAGCGAGTCGCGTTGCCGGTGAAGCCGGAGAACGTCTGCTTGGCCGCCGGGGGCAGCATGACCATGTCGGGCTCGCCGCCGGCCGTGTAGACCTGCTGCAAGACGTCTTTGACCTGCGCCTCGGTGAAGGCGCGCTGCGTGCCGGCGGTGTAGCCGGTGTTGGCGGTGTAGCTGGCCAGCGTGCCGCCGTTGCGGTTGACGTTGTCCACCACCCAGCCGCGCAGGCCACGCGACTGCCGCGGAGAGGTCGCCAGCACATCGAGCTGCGTGGCGCTGCTCTCCATGTCGCGCTTGATCTCCAGCGACGCCAGGCTGAGCTGGTAGGCCAGCTCGTCCTTGCGACCGGCGGGGTTCATCGCCTGCTG